AGGCTTTAGGTTAACAACTAAAACTAAAAAGAATTTAAAATAAAATTATGATAGTTAAAACAAGAGATAACTTTATGTGGTTTGATATAACCGATAAGTTAAAGACAAAATCAGCCATCAAAGAGTTATGGCAAGCATTCGAGTTGTATGAGTTAACGGATGAGGGAACAGACCATCTACTTGAGAACATAGCAGATGTAACAGAGGCATTGAAACACTCAAGGGTTTGTATTGGATTAGGATACCAAAAGAAAGATGAATGGTTTCACAATGCAGACAAGATACTCAAGGATGGGTATTGGTATGCCAAGATAAACGACATAAAGTTTGCATCAACTATTGCAAATGTATAAAAAAAGTATTATTATTGACATATGAAAAGTAAGATGGATGCCCTATGGAAAAAGATACTTGACCTAAAGATGAGGGGTGGAAGTGCTGAGGAGATACGGACTCTTCAGCAGATGGCTGACAAGCAGTTAGCAGATACATTGCAGGTAGCGATGGCAGACAATAGCTTCGCTAAGTTTGTGGTTGGCTCACACATAGAGCCAATAGATGACACATCATTCTACGATGTATCAAAGCTACACGACAAGGCAGTTGATGTCATCATATACCAAGACAAGTATTACATTGAGATACTTAGCAATGGCTACTATCTATACCGACCATCGGGCAAGGGATTCGGCAAGCGTTCAAAGGACTTAGAGACCATCGAGAGATACATACACAAGAAAGCATATGAATAGAAGACAGACATCAATTGATTGCTACAATGCAATAAAAGAAAACGGGTTGTTATCTAAAAGAAGAATGGAGGTTTACGAAATTCTATTTAGATACGGAGATATGACTGCAAACGAAATAGTTAGGACATCAAAGGCTCACTATCCACACACAAATCCTTCTTCTTTTAACGCAAGGCTATCAGAATTGAAAAAATATGGGGTAATCATAGAGGTGGGAGAGAAGAAAGATATTGTTAGCAATAATAATTGTTATATATGGGGACTAACCGATAGGATACCTAAAGATATAAAGATATCGAGAAGCACAAAGAAATCAAGAGTGAATGAGGCTTTAAATTCTTTAAGACAATTATATAAAACCAAGTCAATAGCAACGGATGAAGATTGGAAATCAGTTTATGATTTGATTAAACGTATATAGATATGTACACAAGAAAATAAATTAGGAATTGTAGAATGTTTAAACTAAATTTGTACCAATGGAAAATAAAATAGTATTGCACTACGCAAAAAAAGGAGAGGATGTTAAGAAGATAGACATCCAAAGAAAAGAGTTAGCTGAAGAGGTTGACAGATTATGTTTTGCTAATGACACATCAAGTGAAAAGGTTTATTTATTTATAGCCCACGATGCAGACTACTTTTTGTTTGTAACTAAAAGCTACTTAGAGATAGAAGAACTAATCAAGTCACACAAAAGACTAATCGTACCCGAAAAGTTTCTGATACAAGAGTACGATAGCTTTGAGGCAGCATACAAGACAGCAATAGAAATGAAAAAATAATGAAATCAACAGAAGAATTAATCAAAGAAGTAGGACGAGAGGTAGTGATGCTACTAATCGAAAAGAACAAGGCGTATGGCGACACGGCTAATCAGCCACCACAAATATTCTCAAAGCTATCTCCGATAGAGGCAATCCTCTCACGGATAGATGACAAGCTAAGTAGGATAAAGCAGGTGGGATTAAACGACAAGACAGAGGACACGGTTCTTGACTTGATAGGATACCTAATGCTATACAGAGTTCAGTTAGAAAAATTAAAATTAAAATCAAAGAAATAAAATTATGGGAAAATCAAAAGAATTATTTAATCAAATGCAAGAAGAGATGATGTATCAGTACACAGATGATGACTACAGATACGAGGAGTGGAGACGCAACAACAGAGAGAGACTAAGCTACGAAGAGACAGAGGTAGTATCAATCACGTTCGACAAGGACAAGGCATTGAACACCATCCTATCATCTATCAGCACTATAGTAAAAGACTACGAGAAGAAGAGAAAATGAAAAGAGAGATATTCAATCAGTATGTGGAGAAGACCTGTAAGGTATTCAACATAGAGCCATCACAACTATTCAAAAAGAATAAGGCAAACACAATCGCAGATGCAAGACACCTATTGTATTACCTATGCAAGCATAGAGATATGAAGTGGATACAGATACAAGAGTATATGGATGACAATGGGTATGAGATAGACCACTCCCCTATAATATACGGAGTTAAAAAGGTTACCAAGAAGGTAGAGTCTGATAGAGATTGGAAGACCATTGTAGATAGATTAAAGTAGATATGTATAGCTTGGAAGAAGTATTCAATCAGTCTAATAAAGACCGATACGCAGCCCGATTAAATGGTGTTGGATACATATCCAATACGCTATACGGAGTAAAGATTATAAGAGACAACATCACATTAGATGTGGAAATACTACACGCACAATTCAGCGAGGGGTACTACGCAGAACTAACTGAAGACCAAGTAAAAATATTTTTAGATAATGGTTGGAGGTATGGAGTTTTTGTTGTAGCTTTGTCTAACTATTGTCTAAAGCTTGACTCTATTGAGAATAAAATAAAGGATGCGATGAGCAGGAGAGGAAGTAAAAAACTTGTTCAGATGCTCAAGGACAGACGAGATGAGGTATTAAAAAAGTACACAGAAATAAATAACAAATTAAATAAAATTAAAAATGACAACAACTAAAAAAACAACAACAAAAAAGCAGACTACTTTTGAGAAGTTATCTGCCATCAACGTCAACAAGTATGTTGAGAAGAAGAGTAACCTAACGTATCTGTCTTGGGCAAATGCGTGGAGTCTTACAAAGAGTAACTGCCCTGATGCCACCTATGAGATAGGCGAGATGTTAGTGGACAATGACTTAGGTATTATGTGCTACACATCTGTAACCATAGATGGAGAGACGCTAACGATGTGGCTACCTGTAATGGATAGCAAGAATCAAGCGATGAAGAAGGTTCCGTACTCGTACACTACACGATATGGAGAGAAGCAGGTTGCTGCTGCCACGGCATTTGATATCAATAAGACGATTATGAGATGCTTGGTTAAGAACCTTGCGATGTTCGGCTTAGGTATCTACCTATACTCAGGCGATGACTTGCCACAAGATACGATAGCACAAGAGCCAATCAAACCTACACCAAGTAAGTCAGAGGTAGTGGATACCGACTCACCCAAGTGGGAGGCATTGGTAAATTTCTGTAAAGAGAACAAGGCTATCGGATACAATGCAGTAGTTAAAAAGATAAGTGCGTCATACACACTTAGCGACAATGCACTTGCTGAGATTAAAAAAATAACTAAGTAGTATGGACGTATTAGAATTGCTTAGAGATGACGAGCAGTATTACGGCTCGTTTGGGAATCAGTACCTGTCTAACTCAGACATAGGCACACTACTGAATGACCCAACAAACTTCAGAAAACCACAGAATGATAATGTAAACTATCATAAGGGCAGATACTTTCATCAGCTAATACTTGAGCCTGAGAAGGCAAAGGAGACCAACTTTATTGATGTGTCAAGTAGGAATACAAAGGCATATAAAGAGCAGGTTAACGCCAATGCAGGTGGTATCATTATGCTTGAGAAAGAGGGACAAGAGATTCGAGACTGCGTCAATGCAATGATGGGTAACCTATCATTCTTTGAGGGAGTGAGAGAAGAGGGTGTAGAGTATGAGGTTCCTGCCATCACAACTATTGATGGACTCCAATGGAAGGGTAAGGCTGACATCGTATGTAACGATAAGCTGATTGACCTGAAGACCACAGGAGATATCACTCAGTTCAAATGGTCAGCACGTAAGTATAACTACGATAGTCAATGCTACATATATCAGAAGCTATTTGGTAAGCCATTAGTATTCTATGTGGTAGACAAGACAACAAAGCAGCTTGGTATATACCATCCATCAGAGGAGTTTGTAGCAAGAGGCGAAGAGAAAGTAAACAGAGCAGTATCAGTATATCATAAGTTCTTTGGTGAGAATCCAAAGGAGGATATAAATGAATACTTCATAACAGAAGAACTATAAAGTAAATTAAAATAAATATTATGTCACAAAAAGAAAAAGTATTTGCAGACGGCTTCTCATTCAAGAGAAAAGAGAACGCCCCCGAATTTGTCGTAGGACGGCAGTCAATTAAAGTAGATGCAGCAATTGCATTCCTACAAACACACCAAAAGAATGGTTGGGTAAACCTCGACATCAAGATAGCAAAGGGAGGAAACTACTATTGCGAACTTGATACGTGGGAAGCACCTGCCAAAGCCGAACAGGCAGCTCCTCAAGCCACAGCTACTACAGCGAAGGCAGATGATAGCTTGCCTTTTTAGGTTTTTTTAATTTCATATTTTTTGTCAAAGGGAGATTACACATCTCCCTTTTTTTACCTCCTTATAGGTGCAGACTTTGACTCTCCTATACTACTACTACTACTACTTATATACTTATTTATTTTTTACTAAGAATTCTGAAAAAAAGTAAGCATTATAAGCACAGCTATTGATAACCAACAACTTAGAGAAATAAAATTAACATAAATCAAACACAAAATGAACACAGATAACAAAAAACAAACACAAATGCAGCCAAGAGTAACAATATTTAAGAACATTAAAGAGACCGAAGCCCCTTTCCACAGGGAGTTAGAGGTGGTATTACTAAGAATTAAGAACGGAGCTACTAAGAAGCTCGTAAAAGAAATAAGACAGACCAAGGATAAGATAGAGAGGAACGACCTAAAGAAAAGGCTTCCTGCTATATGCTTTAGTGGTATCTTTCAAAAGAGGAAGGATACATCTATCGAAGAGCATAGCGGAATCATATGCCTTGACTTTGATGGATACGAGAAAAAGAAAATACTTCTCGAACACAAAGAGAGATTAAGCAAAGACCAATATGTATACTCAGTATTCATATCTCCATCGGGCAATGGTCTAAAGGCTTTGATAAAGATACCTGCGGATATAAACAATCACGTAAACTATTTCAACTCACTTGAGAAATACTTTGATAGTAAATACTTTGACAAGACATCAAAGAATATATCTCGTGTATGCTACGAGTCTTATGACCCATTGATTCACATCAACGATAAGTCATCTCTATGGGATACGATAGCAGAGCCTGAGTACAATGAGGTAGTAAAGAATAGAGATACGCCAACGATACCAATCACAGATGAGAATAAGATTGTAGATATATTAGTAAAGTGGTGGACAAAGAAGTTCCCAATGGATGATGGACAGAGAAACCAACACGCATATGTACTTGCTGCTGCGTTCAATGACTATGGTATAAACAAATCACTTGCAGGGTATGTACTAAACCAATACGAGGATGCAGCGAACGACTTCTCCAAGGCAGAGATTGAGAGGACTATAGACTCAGCATACTCTCAGACTGCAAACTTTGGAACAAAGTATTACGAGGATGAGGACAAGGTAAATGCCATCAAGTCTAAGATGATGAGGGGTGTATCAAAAAAGGAGATTCGCCTTCAGTTAGAGGACGCAGGGATTGATGGCGATAATATTGAATCTGTAATAAATATAATTGAAAAGGAGAATGCACAGCAAACCTTTTGGGAAAAGAACGAGAAGGGTGTTATAAAATTAGTACACTTTAGCTTTAAGAAATTCCTTGAGGACAATGGCTTCTACAAATACTGCCCCGAAGGCAGCAAGAACTATGTGTTTGTAAAGGTTACAAACAATCTAATTGACCACACATCAGAGAAAGAGATTAAGGACTACGTCTTAAACTACCTCATAGAGTTAGATGACCTTTCGATATACAACTACTTTGCAGACTGTGTAAGGTACTTTAGAGAGGAGTTCCTTACCCTACTATCAACCATAGACATTTACTTCATTGAGGACTCTAAGGATGCCTCGTTTATATATTATAATAATTGTGCAGTAAAGATTACTAAGGATGGCATTGAGCCAATTGACTATCTTGACTTGGGTGGATACGTTTGGAAAGACCACGTAATAGATAGGAAGTTTACAATGTGTGATGCAGAGGGTTCAGACTACAAGGTATTTATATCTCGTATATCTAACGATGACAAGCAAAGGGTTCAGACTATGGAATCAACGATTGGCTTTATGATGCACGGACATAAGAACCTTAGCTACTGCCCTGCTGTTATACTTAATGACGAGGTAATGAAGGAGACTCCCGAAGGAGGCACAGGAAAGGGATTGTTTATGAACGCACTATCACAAATGAAGAAACTCGTAGTGATTGATGGAAAGCAGTTTGCATTTGAGAAATCATTTCCATACCAATTAGTGTCAGCAGATACACAGATACTATGCTTTGATGATGTCAAGAAGAACTTTGATTTTGAGAGATTGTTTAGTGTAGTAACCGAGGGTATGACATTGGAGAAGAAGAATAAGGATGCAATCAAGATACCATTCTCAAAGTCTCCTAAGATTGGGATAACAACTAACTACGCAATAAGAGGTTCGGGTAATTCATTTGCAAGACGCAAGTGGGAGGTAGAGTTACACTCTGCATACAATAAGAACTACACTCCTCTTGATGAGTTTGGAAAACATTTCTTTTCCGAGTGGGATGACGATGAGTGGTGTCTGTTTGATAACTATATGATATTCTGCCTACAAGGATACCTAAGCACAGGTTTAATTGAGAGTGAGTCAGCTAATAAGAAGGTTAAGGACTTAGGTCAAAAGACACATCACGAGTTTATTGAGTGGTGTGGATTAATCCAAGGCTCTGAAAAACCTGATTCATTAGAGACAGGTGTAAGGCTCGAGACAATCAATCTCTATAACGAGTTTAAGAGAGACTATCCCGAACAGCAGAGCCTAAGTGCAATTGCATTTAATAGATGGCTCATAGAGTATAGTATATATCTCACAGGGGAATCGCCAAAGATAGGTCGTACTTCATCAGGTAAGTGGATGCAAATAAAAAGAGTGAGTACCATAAACTTTTAATAGGATATGGACGAGGTACGCATATTAAAGGGAGAATATAAGAGTGGGATAACTAAAAGGATAGCAGGATTTTCAGACGAGATGATGCATAGACAATGCGAGATATTCCACAATATTATATTCAGAACTAAAGAAAAGAAGGTCGGTCGAGGTCGGGCTGCAC